GAATATCAGTTAACTACCCATTCTTTTTTAAACCCATCCAAGATGGTATGGATCGACCTAAAACAGAATTAGCATATAGAGTACCAGCTTCTAAATTAACTAGAAGAAAGATAGAATTAGGCACAAAAGAAGAAGAACTAGAAGGATTAGATACTACTATTGATTGGAAAAATACTGGAGATAATAGTTATGATGGTGAGAAATTAAAACTATTAGTACATGATGAAAGTGGTAAATGGGAAAGACCTAATAATATTTTAAACAACTGGAGAGTTACAAAAACAACCTTAAGACTTGGTAGTAGAATAGTAGGAAAATGTATGATGGGGTCTACTAGTAATGCTTTAGAAAAAGGTGGTGATAATTTTAAAAACCTATATTATGAATCCGATGTTACCAAAAGAAACCGCAATGGACAGACTAGCTCAGGACTCTATTCTTTGTTCATACCTATGGAATGGAACTACGAAGGATACATTGATATGTATGGAATACCTGCATTCGAAACTCCAAAAACAAAAACTGTTGGACCAGATGGGTATCAAATAAAAATAGGTGTAATAGATTATTGGGATAATGAAGTTGAAGGATTAAGAAATGATCAAGATTCATTAAATGAATTTTATAGACAGTTTCCAAGAACTGAAAAGCACGCTTTTAGAGATGAGACTAGACAATCATTATTTAATTTAACTAAAATATATGAGCAGATAGATTATAATGAAGAAATTAAAATGTCTGGTATTATAACAAAAGGAAGTTTCCAATGGAGAAATGGTGTAAAAGATACATCTGTAGAATTTATGCCAAATAATAATGGAAGGTTTAAAATTAGTTGGATACCAGAATTACAATTACAAAACAAAGTAATAATTAAAAACGGTATTAAATATCCTGGTAACGAACATATTGGGGCTTTTGGTTGTGATAGTTATGATATATCGGGAACAGTAGATAGATTAGGTTCTAATGGTGCTTTGCATGGTATTACTAAATTTTCTATGGAAAATGTTCCAGCTAATAGAATATTTTTAGAATATGTTGCACGTCCTCAAACAGCAGAGATATTTTTTGAAGATGTTTTAATGGCTATTGTCTTTTATGGTATGCCAATACTTTGTGAAAATAATAAACCAAGATTACTATATTATTTAAAAAGAAGAGGATATAGAGGTTTTTCAATGAATCGACCTGATAAAACATGGAATAAATTATCAATTACAGAAAAGGAGGTTGGTGGAATACCTAATTCAAGTGAAGATATAAAACAAGCCCATGCGGCTGCAATTGAAAGTTATATTGAAAATTATATAGGACAAAAGGGTGATAATTTTGGTGATATGTATTTTCAAAGAACATTAGAAGACTGGGCTAAATTTGATATAAATAATAGAACAAGATATGATGCTTCTATTAGTTCAGGTTTAGCATTGATGGCATGTAATAAAAACCTATATAAACCAACTCAAGAAAGAAAAACAAAATCAATTGATCTTGGTATCAAGAGATATGATAATAAAGGAATAAGATCTCAAATAATATAAAAAATGATTAAAAAAGGTATTAAAACCTCTTTCCCTAGCCAAGCTGTTAGTGACGCAGAGAAAATGAGCATGGAGTATGGTGCTAAAGTAGGTAATGCTATAGAATATGAATGGCTTAGTAGCAATAATAATTCAAATAGATATACTACATATAAAGATTCTTTTCATTCATTAAGATTATATGCTAGAGGGGAACAATCTGTTAAAAAATATAAAGATGAATTATCTATTAATGGGGATTTATCATATTTAAATTTAGATTGGAAACCAGTACCTATTATATCTAAATTTGTAGATATTGTTGTAAATGGTATGGCGGATAGATCGTATGATATTAAAGCTTATTCTCAAGATCCGGCCGCTATAAAAGAAAGAACTAATTATGTAGAGAGCTTAGTTTCAGATATGAAAAACAAAGCTTTTAATGATGCCGTTTCTGGTTCTCTTGGTATTGATATGTATAAAACAAATCAAACTAAATTGCCTGAAACCAATGAAGAATTAGAACTTCATATGCAGCTTGATTATAAACAAGCTATTGAGATAGCGGAAGAAGAAGCTATAAATAGCATATTTGATAAAAATAAATATGATTATTTATTAAAAAGAGTTAATAATGATTTAGTTGTATTAGGCATAGGTGCTGTAAAAAATTCATTTAATAAATCTGAGGGTATTAAAATAGAATATGTTGATCCTACTAATCTAGTTTATTCATATACTGAATCACCATATTTTGATGATATATATTATGTTGGTGAAGTAAAAGAAGTATATATAAATGAACTTAAAAAAGAATTTCCTGAAATAACAGATGAGGAATTAAATAAATATAGAGAATCAAGCGGTTTAAATACAAATACCTCTACTTTAGCTAAAAAAGAAGATGATAATAATTCTATATCTGTTTTATATTTTGAATATAAAACTTATATGAGTCAAGTTCATAAAATAAAAAATACTTCTACTGGGGGTAAAAAAGCTCTTAAAAAAGATGATAAATTTAATCCTCCAAAAAATGAAGATTATGAAAAAGTAGAAAGAGTTATTGAAGTAGTATATGAGGGTATTAAAATAGTTGGTAGCGGATCAGAAGATATATTAAAATGGGAACTTAAGAAAAATATGATTCGTCCTAAAGCAGATACTACAAAAGCCGTTATGAGTTATAGTATTTGTGCTCCTAGAATATACGAGGGTAGAATAGAATCATTAGTGGGTAGAATTACGGGATTTGCTGATATGATTCAAATAACTCATTTAAAATTACAACAAGTATTATCTAAAATGGTGCCAGATGGTGTTTATTTAGATGCCGATGCTTTAGCTGAGATAGATTTAGGTAATGGAACAAACTATAATCCGGCAGAAGCATTAAATATGTTTTTCCAAACCGGTTCCGTTATAGGTAGATCAATGACGCAGGATGGTGATATAAATAGGGGTAATATGCCTATTCAAGAATTAAATACAAGCGGCAAGGGTGGTAAAATACAAAGTTTAATACAAACTTATAATTACTATTTACAAATGATGCGTGATGTTACTGGTCTTAATGAGGCAAGAGATGGCACTACTCCTGATAAAGACGCATTAGTTGGTGTACAAAAACTCGCAGCTGCTAATTCGAATACAGCTACTAGGCATTTATTACAGTCAAGCTTATATATAACATTAGCAACCGCTGAATGTGTTTCAATGAGAATATCTGATGTTATAGAATATTCCCCAACTAGAAAATCATTTATAAAATCATTAGGTAAATTTAATGTTGGTACTTTAAAAGAAATGACTAATTTGCATTTACATGATTTTGGTATATTTCTAGAATTATCTCCTGATGAAGAAGAAAAAGCTATATTAGAGAATAATATACAAATGGCTCTTCAGCAACAAACTATTAATTTAGAAGATGCTATTGATATTAGGGAAGTAAGAAATATAAAATTAGCCAACCAATTACTTAAATTAAGAAGAGTTAAAAAAGAAGAAAAAGATCAAGCTATTCAACAACAGAACATTCAGGCTCAAACAGAATCGAATGCTCAAGCCGCACAAGCTGCCGCGCAAGCTGAAATGCAAAAAACACAAGCTTTAGCACAAACTGAAATGCAATTAGAAGAGGCTAAGTCACAATTTGCAATGCAAAAAATGGAAAGGGAAGCGCAACTTAAAAAAGAATTAATGGAACTAGAGTTCCAAATGAATATGCAATTGAAAGAAAAAGAAGTAGAAAGCATAACTCAAAGAGAAAAACAAAAAGAAGATCGTAAAGATCAAAGAACTAAAATTCAAGCAACTCAACAAAGTGAGATGATTGAACAAAGGAAGCAAGGTACCACTCCAAAGAATTTTGAATCAGCCGGGTTTGATAATTTAGGAGGATTTGGTTTAGAACAATTTGAACCAAGGTAATTTATTAATTATATAATATTATATTATGGCAAAAACTGAAAAACAAGAAGAAGAAGTTATTCAAGAGGTAAAAACAGAAGAAACACCTGTGCAAGCGCCTGTTGAAGAGCAGAAACAAGAAGAACCTAAAATCAAAGCTAGGATTTTAGAAGAAGGTGGAGATTTTAAATTAAAACCTAAACAAGCAAAACAAGAACAAAAAGATGAAACAGAAAACGCTAAATCAGAAAAAGCTGAAGAAGTAAAAACTGGTATAGAAAAAATTGTTGAAGAAGAAAAAGAAGAAAAGAAGGAAGAATCTATTCTTGAAGAAGTAACAGAAGAAGAAATTGCTGAAGCTAAAAAAGTTGAAGCACAAATTATTGTTGAAGAAAAACCAATTGAAGAAAAACAACCCGAAGTTGTAATTCCTGAAAATTTACAAGATTTAATTAAGTTTATGGAAGATACTGGAGGTAGTTTAGAAGACTATACAAGGTTAAATGCCGATTATTCAACAGTAGATGATACTGCTCTTTTAAGAGAGTATTATAAAAATACTAAGCCTCATTTAAATATGGAAGAAATAAACTTCTTAATTGAAGATAATTTCCAAGTTGATGAGGAATATGATGAGCCAAGAAATATTAAAAAGAAAAAATTGGCTTTCAAAGAAGAAATTGTAAAAGCTCGAAAGCATCTTACTGGTTTAAAGGATCAGTATTACAAGGAAGTCAAGTTGGGTTCTAAGTTGACCAGCGAGCAGAAAGAAGCGGTGGACTTTTACAATAAATACAACCAAGAACAAACTGCTAATAGTGAAATTCAGAAAAGACAGTTTGAACATTTTCAAAAATCTACTAATAATGTTTTCAACGCTAATTTCAAAGGTTTTGATTTTAATGTTGGAGAGAAAACTTATAGGTATAATATTAATAATACTGAAGATGTGAAAACTTACCAAAGCGACTTAAATAACTTTATAGGAGAGTTCCTAGATGAAAACAGTATGATGAAAGACGCTAAAGGATATCACAAGGCTTTATATGCTGGTAAAAACATAGATAAAATTGTTAAACATTTTTATGAACAAGGTAAAGCAGATGCTATTAAAGAGACAACTATGAGTGCTAAAAACATTGATATGTCTCCAAGAACAACTGCTAAACCTGTTGTTGATGCTGGTGGTAGAAAGTTTAGAGTATTAAGTGGTGATGATAGTTCTGGGTTGAAATTTAAAATAAATAAATAACAACTTAAAAACAATTAAAAATGGCTTTTAATACGTCTTTAGGTTTAGC